ATTGATTATATCAATACTACATACTATTTAGTTTTTCTTAGTGGTTTTCCGCCACTGTCTTTTTTCGCTTTATTTTAGGATATTTATATTTCTAAGAATGTGTTTTAATTTTTTATACTTAGTTCAAGGTGTTTAAATTAGTAATTTAGCATTCTTAGTTCAAGTATATTTAGATTTCCACATTATAGGTATTTAGATATAGCCTATTTAAAGTTTATGTTTAAAATAATGGAACCTCTTTCATACTTATTCCAATTTTTGGAATATTTCTACACATACAACACACACTGCCAAATTCTTTAGCAACACACACTGCCAAATCTTTTAGCGACACACACTGCCAAATCTTTTAGCTACACACACTGCCAAACCTTTAGCAACAATCACTATAGCCAATTTTTATCTAGTGATTTCTTGCGGACTACTCCTTGTAGTCCGCCCCCGTGGCTTTATGCCACATTCTCAATATTGAGAATTTTATTTCGTATTAGTGTAGAATTCATGTAACAATGCCGGTTTAAATTCAGTGTTGTATATATTTATACGATTTATTATAGTTACCATCATTTATGTGCAATATTTATGATGGATTTATACTGCTATGGCGGCTTAAAGTTACACATACCCTATACCTGTTAATTATCTTTTGACAACACGGAGAGTCTCATTAGATTGTTACGAGAGATTAATATAGGTTTTGTAAGTTAGGATTGATGTAATATTTAAGATTCCCACTAGAACAGCCTCCTCAAGAGTAGTCTTGGTATCTTCCAAAGGAGTGTGCGTTTGATAAATTTTATATTTATACATTACACGTACGAATTTAATTTAAATTTGTTATTTGCGTTTACATAATAGTACACCTATTAAATGATTAAAATGATTAAGTCTAATAATTTAGTAGATACAAATACTGTAAATTGCTCCGATAGTGGTTCGGATAATAATCACATTCTACCAATTAAAATTTATTTGGTGGACCACGGTAGAATCTCAACCGTTACGTTTACATTTATACATGATATATATGTAAAGATAAGAAAGAGATTTTTTAAGGATTATCGTCATTATTCTCATTATTATTATGAGTTCGATATTCCGAAATTTTACCTTACTTTTCAAGGTAAACCCCTATTAGAATCTATGCGCACATATATAGATTATAATATACATAATAGGGATTATGTCTTCTTAGAATATGCAACTCTTAACGGAGGTGCTAATAATTCTCCTGATTCCCTAGTGTGCGCTATTCAATTATGTATTGATGAGGATTATGTATCTTTGATAGTGCCTTCAAGATTAAATTTTTTTGGTTTGATTCGTCATCTGACACAGAATTATATACATCCATTTTATTTGTCTCGACCGCATTATTTTCGTATTTCTTATCAATATAGAGAGGCCACATCCAATTCTTATGAGGTAGTTCGATATTATGAATCAATACCTCGATCTTACTGGTTAGATCCAATTTGCTCTGATATAACAGTTTCACTTTTATCAGATTTTAGTGATTTCGATGAATCAACTGATTATAGAGGGTATTATGATACGCGCTACTTTGACAGTTTGCGACCACAATCTCTTGTTGAGAATTCTTATACATGGGTTTGTAGTCAGATAACACCTCATAAGTATTCCCAAGAGTATATTATAAAATTACTCGAAGATTTAATGATATTAGTAAATGGGATTAGAAAGAGTATAAAAGATAATTACAATATGAGTACCATTATGGAATACATCATTATATTTCTTAAATTACGAAGTCAAGATTCCCTAATTAAAACATTGCGTGAGAGTGGTATTATAGATTATGTTTCACATATTGTTGAGGATTGTAAAGAAGGCTTGCGTCCTCAATCGTCGCACCCTCTTTTTGAATCGGCTAGACGAATATTGGCCGATATACGTTTGGGCAAAGAAACCGAGTTTTATACCACAGCGTATCGGATTGGATTATATATTTTAACCACTTCTTTATTTAGCAATGCTGATCTTATTCTTGAGAATATGGGTTACAATGCATTTGAAATTAAACATTTGAAAAAGAAGAATAGAATGTCTGGCAATCTTGCTTTGGATTTAGCTGAAGGAGCTGTCTATCTCCTTGATAAGGGACATCAAATTATCTTGACTAGATCTTTTGATTGTTTGTACCATGACGAATCCGAGTATGGTCAATTGTATGATACTATAATGGACCTCAAAACTAAGCAACATGCCTTAGCTAATCCAGAAGCATTTGGATTTACGGAATCGTGGTATATAAAAACATTGAATGATACTATGGATAAGTTAAAGAGTGCTATAAAATATGTCGGAAAGATAGATCCTAAAGAAGTGAAACAATTTCGTCAATATCTCTACGAATTGGAAACAATACGTATATCACGAGTGTTGACTATGATTACCCAGGAATTTAGACAGGCTCCTTTTTCGATACTTTTTTATGCTCAACCCGGTGTAGGAAAATCTTCTCTTTTGAAGATATCTTTTAAACATTTTGCAGCAATTCATAATTTGCCTCCGGATGAGTGTTTTATGTACACTCGTAATCCCGGTTCAAAATATGCTGATGGGTTTCGTTCTGAACAATGGTGTTGGGTGCAAGATGATGTTGCTTTTTTGCGGCCAGATAAAAATCCCATGGGAGACCCCACAACTTTGGAAACTATACAGGTTAATAATATAGTTCAGTTCACACCTGATCAAGCTGCTATTGAGAATAAGGGGGTCACTCCTTTTCGAGGTAAATTGTTAATGGGGACCACTAATGTCAAAGATATTAATGCTTATTATTATTTTTCTTGTCCCGCAGCAGTTCAGCGGCGCTATCCATTTGTCATTGAAGTTATTGTAAAACCTGAATTTCGTAAGGATGGTTCAATGATGTTAGATTCATCTAAAGTACCTAGTATTAAAGGTGAGTATCCCAATTTATGGATATTAACTGTATATCGTGTGAAGATACCAAATAACCTTTACGCCTTAGCCGAACACGTACCAGTTGCGACATTTTCAGATATTAATGATTTCCTTGTTTGGCTTGCTAAAGCCTCTTTACAACATGTAAAGGAGCAAAATATAGTTATGGATAGTTTCAAAGATATTAAAAATATTGAGGTTTGCAAGTTATGTTATAAAAATAAAATTCTATGTCAATGTGAAGCACAAGTGGCTTTTGAATTTTCTATTATGTTTATGGGCGTAGTGTCATTATACGCTACCTATAATAAGAGTTCTAGTGTCAGAGCTTTTATTAGTAATGTTGTAAATGATATTATTGTCAATGTTTGCTTATTATGTTTATATTTTTCCTCTACGTTTCTTACTGTGATCTGGTATTTTCGATTGAGATACTTTCTTTTATCTCATATAAATAAATTATCTCAGATCAAGGTAGAGCGCCATTATTTTTCCTCTATGGGGAAGAAGGTTAAGGAATCCATAGGCTCTCCTAAGCACTTTAAATGGCTTGCAGGTTCCATTGTTTCTTGTTACTCAGTTATAAGATTAATGGAATACTTTAAAGCAAATGAATTTAGTGAGCAATCTGAAGAATCTCGAGAACCCAAACCGTTAAATAATGAGCGCATTAATCCATGGGTAGCTACTGACTTTAAATTGTCAACTTTGCATTTAACACCTACTATACTTAGTTCAAAACAATTTACCGATTCTGATTTTGTTAAGATGGTTCAACGTAATGTCCTTTATGCTAATATAAGTGATATTTCTGTAACTCCCACTTTGGTGGTTAAGAAGTGGCACAATAATATTTTGTGCATACGGGGAAATATTTACATGAGTAATGCTCATTGGTTTTACGGATTGGATTCGAGTAAACCGCGATTCACGATGACCATTTGTTGTGATGATAGCGGGGAAGGAATTAAAAATTCTTTAACTTTTACTCTTAATTTTGCTGATATTATAATGTATGATAGTCAGGATATAGCGATTTTTGAGATACCTCATATCGTACCTCGAAAAGATTTAACGCAATATTTCCCATCGAGTAATGTTCAAGTTAGGTCCTCTGGATCTTTAATTACGAGATTGAAGGGTGGAACCTTACAGATTTCGCCAGTTAAGAATGTTTCCCTACAACACGATAAGAATGCAATTACAGGTAGATTATTTGATCATAAAGTTACTATGGGTGTTAGTGCGATAGTCACTGAGGATGGTAATTGTGGTTCTCCACTTATATTACATAGTCCTCGGGGCCATATGATAGTTTCTATTCATAGGGCCGGTAATAAAGATGGTGTAATTATGGGAACTTGTATTTTTAAAGAGCAAATTGATATTGCTCTCAACAAATTTGATCGTTCAAAGGTTGTTAGCAACACGCCTTTATTGAAGTCCGACCATTTAAAATTACAAACATTGCATGACAAGTCCACTGTGCGTTATTTACAAACAGGATCTTGTGAAGTTTATGGATCATTATCTGGTTTTAAAACTAAACATAAATCTCGAGTTTGTAAAACTATTATGAGAGATTATCTTAAAGATTTTGGTTACGAGGTTAAATTTACCACCCCCGACCTTGGTGGATGGAAACCATGGCGATTAGCTCTCACTGATTTGACATCACCAATAACTCATTTTGATATTGCACTAGTCCGTAGTTGTGCGAACGCAATTATCGATAAAGTTACGAAGGAGATTTCGCAAGATGTAATTTCGCATATGGTTGAAAAATATGATCAATTTACAGCTATAAATGGAGCAGCTGGTATTGCCTATGTTGACAAACTAAATCGTAACACATCAGCTGGTTATCCATTCTATAAACAAAAATGTAATTTTATGAAATCAATACCACCACAGCGTGGCTTAGATGAGCCAGTTTGTGTTGATCTTATTATGCAAGAGCGCATTGACAGTGTACTCCAAGCATATAAAGCTGGTCATCAATGGCATCCTGTTTTTGTCGCGTCTTTGAAAGATGAGCCAATATCCTTTCAAAAGGCGCAGGAGCAGAAAATTAGAGTTTTTGGATCGGCACCTACGGACTGGATTGTTCCAGTTCGGATGTACTTATTAAGTTTTATTCGCTTGATGCAAAATCATCGTTTGAATTTTGAATGTGCTATAGGTGTTGTCGCTCAATCACGCGAATGGAATAGATTGCATTCTTATATCACTGTTTTTGGTGAATATAATATGATAGCTGGTGATTTTAAGAAATTTGATAAGAAAATGTCTCCTGTTTTTATACGGAGCGCTTTTGACATCATCGCAAGTATTTGCAAAATTTCTGGAAATTACGATGATCAAGATATCACGGCTATCGAATGTATAGCGGCTGATACAGCCTATCCATTAATGGATTTTAATGGAGATTTGATCCAATTTTTTGGATCAAATCCATCTGGACATTCATTAACAGTTATTATTAACTCTCTTGTGAATTCTATTTACATGCGGTATGTTTTTGTTCTCCTTTGGTTTAGACATGAGGGGAAGGAAACTCCCGTATTTGATGTTTTGAGAATATTTAACGAGAAGGTCAGATTATTGACTTATGGAGATGATAACGTATTAAATGTTTGTAGTTCAATACCATGGTATAACCACACCACAATCGCAGAAGCTTTTCTGTCATTTGGTATTGAATATACCATGGCCGATAAATCATCCGCAAGTAGACCTTATATTCATATTGACGAAGTTGCTTTTTTGAAACGGAAATGGGTCTGGGATGACCAAATCAAAACATACCTAGCACCACTTGATCATGAATCAATAGAGAAAATGTTGACTACATGGGTTGCATCCGATACGATATCATCTGAGTCTCAGTGCCTTGATGTTACATCATCAGCGCTAAGAGAGTACTTTTTCTACGGAAAAACTGTATTTGAAGAGAAGCGAGAAATGTTTAAGAGTATGTTGTTGCACTTAAACTTAGAACAATTCATTGAGAACAAGGCTATTTTACCCACATATGAAATATTACTACAACAATATGAGGAGAATTCCAAGCGCATTGTTCCTGATGATATGCGAATACAGACTTACGAGGAAGATGTTTATCCTTTGAACATTAATGTCATTAATGCATTTCAAGATATTTTTAAAACTGCCCCTTCATGGGCGCATAGATTGCAAATTATATGCGTAGATACTATATTTTTGTGCTTTATTATTTTATATGTATATTTAAATATCGTGGTGGCCTTAGAGTTCTATCACGCCTTTGAGCATGGTTTTCGCAGAACTCCTTTTGTGATGACAAGTATTGTCGTTGCGTTTGGTGTATTTGTGAACATTTTTCAGAGAACTATAGGATTATTTCAGGATCCTATGTGGCATTAATTGCCACGCCTGGGCTAGCATCATATAGTCCAATTTAAACCAAAATGTGATCATTTATGATAGTTACTGATTTAGTATTGATTAGAGTTTGTATACTAAATAGCGTGGATTATAAATGTTTAAACACCTGGGCGTATCCCGAATAGTGTATTTACACTAGTGTTTGAATTGAGAATATTTTTTCTTAGGTTTTGCACACAATAACTCTGCATATTCGATTGGTTTTGAGTCTACCAATTGAATATTAATATAGGCTTGCTTCTTTAAATTTTGATAATGGTTTGGAATCCATTTTAAAAAATTCTATGAAGTTAAGCGATTTGTACTTTAAAATCGCAGATAATATTGTATTGGATTTGCAATATTACAAGGTTTCTATGACGATTCAATCGAAAGTTGAGTCTCAAGACACTACTACTGAACAAGATACCTCAGAAACGGGTTTGGTTAGTTTTGATAATCAGGTTGAAGGACAGGATTTATCTATATCAACGAATTTATATATAGATCGTTCCATTCAACCTAAGAATATTGAGCTAGCAAAATTTTTGTCGCGTCCAGTACCTATTGCTACGTATACTTGGAGTTTAGGTTCTAGTTTTCGTTATGCGTTATCGCCGTGGTTTTTATTTATGAATCAAACATCTATAAAGAAAAGATTGGACAATTATCATTTATTTAAAGGTAATTTGCATTTAAAATTTATGATTAATGCTTCACCTTTTTATTATGGTTGTGCAATGATTTATTATCGACCTGACTTGGATATACCTTCGTCAACTATAACTGAAAATACATTACCTATAACAGCTTCTCAATTACCCAGGGTTTTTATATACCCTGCAAATAGTGCTGGAGCCACTATGACTTTGCCTTTCATTTATCACAAAGAGTGGGTGAATTTAACTAGTGCAACTGATATATCTAACTTGGGAACACTCTTTATACAAGATGTGGCTAATCTGAGAACTGCTTCTACATCGACTAAACCAATTACTTTGACAATTTATGCTTGGCTAGATGACTATCAGCTATCTGGTCCAACATTTGAATTATCATTGCAATCTGGTGTTTCTGATGAATATGGTGAAGGTATTGTATCAAAACCTGCATCAGCAATAGCTCGTGCTGCGGGTATGCTTGAGGATGTGCCAGTAATTGGCCAATTTGCCACAGCAACCCGCATAGGAGCCTCTGCTGTGTCATCGGTAGCCAAATTGTTTGGATTTACTAATGTTCCAGTTCTCAATGATGTACACGCTATGATCCCTGAATCTTTTCCGCATATGGCATCCACTGATATTGGATCATCTATGAATAAATTGACATTGGATTCAAAGAATGAATTATCAATTGATCCGTCAATTATTGGTGCGTCTGTTGGTGATGAACTTAATATAGCTCATTTAGTGTCAAGGGAAACACTAATAACCGAGTTTGAATGGCAAACCGCTGACAATCCAGGAGATCGTTTATTTAATATTAGGGTTACGCCTGATATTAAAGACGTTTCTGAGCAGTTGACAACTTACACCATAGATCCAACACCAATGTGGCTCATACAACGTATGTTTTTGTTTTGGCGTGGTGATATTGAGTATAGATTTAAAATAATTTGTTCTCAATATCATAGGGGGCGATTGCGTTTTTCGTGGTCCCCCAATGGGTCTTTAGGTACTGTTTCAGGAACTACCACTGAGGTGTTAACTAAAATTGTTGACATATCTGAGACAACAGATTTCACCATTCGAATTCCATATATGCAAACTGCGGCATATTTGGAAACCGGAACATCAGTTACTGTACCATGGGATGATGTTAATCCAGTGACACCTGTACCTTTGAATACTAATGGTATTCTTACCGTACGTGTGTTAAATGAATTAACAGCTCCAGTGGACTCAGCCACTGTAACAATTTTAGTTTTTGCCAAAGGTGCTGAAAATTTAGAATTTTCAGCACCTCAAGCAATTGATCCACAACGAACATTATCACCTTTTAATATACAATCTGGCGTTTCATATGATGGTGACGATGAAGATGATTCCGGTATGATAGTAGATACTATACCCATTACACCAAATGTCAATTTGATATATGGCGGTGAAACTATCAAATCATTAAGAATATTATTGCGCAGACCATCTAAATATAGAACAGCTACGGCTGCTTCAACACTTAGTGCTGCGGGAATTGTCGGATCGACTTTATTCACTATGAACCGTCTACCCATAGCTCCTGGTTTTGATCCCAATGGTATTAATACTGCCGTAGGTCCAGTTTCTGGTACATCTAAGCCATATAATTGGGTGAATTTTACACCAATATCATTTATAGGTCAATGTTTTTTGGCTTGTAGAGGTTCTGTTGTATATTATTTTGATCCTTTGAACTCTGCTTTAACATGTGAGATGGGTATTTCCAGACCTGGTTCTTTCACATCGCCTACTATTGCCACTTATTTGGGTGCCAATTCGCAAGCTACTACAGCAAATTCTGCAGCAGCTCATGGTGTCACACTTATGCGTGATGCCCAGGCTGGTAGAGCTATGGTTAACAATCGTACTAAATCTGGGGTGACAGCAGTCATTCCATATTATTCGAAATTTAAGTTTCGAGGTTGTGATCCATCGACAGCAGTTTTCGGATCTACAAGTGATTTTTCATTTGTTGATAACGTTCAGTTTGATGTTATACATACTCCAGCAGCAAGTATAAATATCAATGGCCAGTATAATACTGGTAATTGTTATAATTTTTATATTGCTGCAGGTACTGATTTTACGTTTAATTTCTTTTTATTCGTACCTCGTATGTATATCTATAAAACAACACCAACTCCTTAAGACTTCCGGTCTATAAACGGAAATAAAATGCACATGTACGGTGTGTGCAGCCTCCATTAGAGACTTTTTTAAGTACTTGTAGATGGGGGAATGGCGTATGCTAATCCGTGATTGTTCTTACGACGCATTATGATGTCGGTCACTTTGTTGTGACGGTCCTATTAGGGTTTTTTTGTAACTTCGCGGATTCGCGGGGTGAAATTTTTAACCTAATACGGGCGCCGTAAGATTTTCACTGATTAGTTGCGGGTGCCGT